ATTTGATTATTTTCTAGCTGATTAATTTCTGACTCAAGAGCTGTATTTTTTGTTTGCTCATACTCTTGTTTTACTTTAAGCATTTTTTGTTTAATTACACTACGTTCAGCATAGTATTCAACAATTAATTCAGGAATAATACCTTGCTTATTTTTACTAAATGGAACACCACTTGCACATATAGAATACTCATCAGAAGCAGCCTGACCATCAATAAAATAGTGATCAACACCTTGGGTATATTCACCAAATGATTTATCTTTTACAAGAGTTTCAGGAGATATATTAGATTGAACAATTATGTTTGGATATAGAGAATTTAAATCAAATGATACGACCCAATCATGTGAACCAACATGTGGATCTTTAACATAACCTCCAGCAATTGCGTGAGATTTTTGTGGTTCACGGGTACGATCTAAATTACCAGCTGGGTTTTTCTTTGAAGTTTCAGTAGCTCCATGAACAGCATACATACATGGTTTAATCTGTTCAATTGGTGATATTATATTATTTTTAAGAAGTCTTCGATAAATGATTGATTCCCATATTGAAGTTGTACCCATTGTATCACCAAGATTAACACCACCTTTATATGCCATAGTCAATCCAAGATTAATAAGACCCATCTTTTGATCAATACGGTCTACAAGTTGAACATCTTTAATATTATAGTCAATAAACTTTTGATGGTCAGCTTTATATAAACTGTGAAGATTACCATGTTCTTCATAAGATAATTTTTTTTCATTGAGAACTGTATAAGCAATATGGTCAAGCTTATAAGATTCTTGAGCGCCATATGAATAACCAAACTTTTTGAATAATTCAATATAGTCTGCGGTTTGAATACCAACTAATTCATAACTATACTGAGTACGACCCATCTTAGTTATTTGTCTATCATTAACTAGCTTCCATGGAGAAAGTTTATTGGCTGCTTCTTCAGTACCAATATTTTTGATACGATTTACAAGATAAGGAATATCAAAGAAACGAATATGCCAACCTGTAATAACATCTGGATAATTGTTTACCCAATAGTGTAAAAAGGAAGCTAACATAGCTTTTTCAGTATCAAATTTATGATACTTGATTAGATCACCATTCATTTCTAATTCTGTTTTATTTGTATCGTATTCACCTAAACCCCACACTTCGTAAATAGAAGATTTACTAGATTTAAGAGCAATTGATATAATAGGATATGCTGCTTCTTCTGGAATAGGAAAACCATCATCAGATGCTACTTCAATATCAAAATTAACAACGTTAATGTGATTTTGATTAAAATTTATATTATCTGGAAATTTATCTGTAATAAATTGTTGGATATAGTTTCGAGTGCCATAGACTTTAACGCCTTCCATTTCTTTATAAGTTTCAAGAAAATCTTTTGACTCACTCATTTTTTGAAATTTAATAGCATTTAGATATCCACCATCGAAAGAACGAAATTTTGTGGGTTCTTTCGATGGCAAATATTGTGTTGGACCGAATTTAATACGATCTTCTATTCGAGTACCATTTTCAGTATAGCCTCTATATAAAATAGTATTACCATACCGATTAACTGATGTGTAAAAATTATTCAAAACATTCCTCCGTCATTGGAGTAATTATAACATAATATAGAAGTAATGTAAACCTTTAATCTTTCTTCGAGACAAAAGAATACATTTCTTTGGCCTTTGCCATCATGTCTTCAACTGAATACATTTTGTAAGCATCCTGCAATTCTACCATATTTTTTTGACCTTGATCATACATATCAGTTGCAAGTTGAATATTCATTTTATATTGCTGATCCATATAGTCTTTAGCCATTTGAAGCATTTCAGCTCTAATTTCAAAGGGGTTTTTCTGTGTCATGTGTGTGTTCCTTTTATATTTGTGTTAAAAAGTTAAAAAGGGCATTTCTGCCCTTTTTTGTTAGCTACGCAATTTTTGTATTTCCATCATACATTTTCTCGATTCCTCGTAATATCCCATTCGTGCGAGTTCCGCCGCTGCCTTGGAATATCCCATTGTCAAGTTGAAGCGTTCTAATGCAGACCAAAATCCCGACAATGGCGAAAATATAGTAGATGCTATACTTGTTGCCATTAGCTCCATCCTTTTAAATTAGGATTGGATGATGGTTCGGAATAACGATGGTTTGCTCTTCGAACAAATTCCCAGTCACCTCGTGCAATTGCTTCAATATCACCTCTTGTGATACCAATATCACGCAATTCTTTATCATTTAATGATTTAAGTTCATTACGTGTTTCTCTAACACCGTTTCTAAATTTTAGATGCTTCCAAAATGAAGATAGTGATTCAATAATTAGCTCAATTGCTTTCGTTGAGTAGTTGTGTGCTATTAATATTACTTGTGTCATTTGTTTTCCTCGTTTGACCAATATTGATTTTACGAGGACGCATTTCTTCTGGTATTTCATACTTCAATTCTACTGCAAGTATGCCATCCTGAATATCTGCTCCGTTTACTTGAACGTGTTCAGACAATCGAAAAGTACGTTTAAACTTCTTGGTACTAATACCACGATGAATAAAGTCTCTTCCTTTGCTTACGTGTTCTCCTGTTATCATTAAAGTTCTATCTTTAACTTCAATTGATAATTCATCTTTTGAAAAACCAGCAACTGCAAGTTCAATAAGATACTCGTGTTCAGATGCTCTAATAATATTATGTGGTGGATAATGATCAGCTGCGTGACGAACGGTATGTTCCATTTCATTAAACAGATGATCGAATCCTACAAAAGATGATCGCGGAAATAGTGTTTGTATGCCTGTCATTTTGGTGTTCTCCTCTTCCAAGCAAGAATGTTCTGGGACCAGATTATTCTGCATCCCTCCGTCTTTGGACAATTCCTACGAATTGCCTCTATAGTATATATAGTACTTTATTTAAAAAAGTAAATAGGTTATATCAAAAAAAAATATTATTTTCGACCAATATTATACTTTGGACATAATTCCCATTGGCCTTTATCTTTAAAAGAAATTATTTTAATTTGTCTTAAAGGCGCAACTGGTAAAGCTTTTTGAGGATTATCTATTGTAATCAATCCCCAGTCGGAAATTAATGTAGCAATTGTATTTCTTCTAGATATATCACTCTCTTCAAGAGTCGATTTTTTACCATCGAGTAAAAACAATTCTTTAAAATGGACAACAAAATATCTACCTTGTTTATGTAATATATGACAAGATTGAAATAATTTTTTTTCTTTTCGAGATGCAACGCCAATGCGTGTAAGAGTTTCTCTAACTTTTAGAAAATCATCTGGATCGTTAAGAGTAATCTCCAACATAGATTCAGGAGACCAGTCTACTAAAGTAGCTTCTTCATTCATTTTTTCAACTCACTTTTAATATATTCTATTCACGATAATGTACTCATGATAGCTATATTTATACTAATTAAATTTTTAGCGGGTTTTACCACCTTTACTAATTAATGAATGAATTTTTTCTAGGTGATCCTTCGTCATCAATGGAAGAACTTGATACGCTTTTGCTTTTGAATATCCATAATATTCTTTAATAGCATCAATATCTTTTGACTTATCTTCTTTAGTCCATTTAGAAAACCTTTTTCTTTTACGAACAATTTCAAGATAAAAGTCATACTGTAATCTACTATCAATATGAGCATTTAAATTCATCTCATTTGCCATTAACACAGTATCATTAAAATAAGATAAACTACGATTTATCATAAAAGCTGGATAATTTTTTTCATCTAAATCATCATTCATAATATCTTGTTTAGTTGTATTAATACTATTAAGATAATCAAAAGGACTCATAATGCTTGCGCCAATGCTTGAATTCTCATGACATCTACAGAAATATCATGTTTTGGATCATGATGAATAAATTTATCTGCTACATCAGCTGGCATAAATTTATTATTTAAATTAGATCCCCATGCCATGCCATCAATAAGAGACCGTGTATCTCTTATGGTCCACCAAGGATATGGTGTAACTTGATCAGTGTCTTTCATTAAAAAATCAAAAAAGATTGGATCAAATGTATTACCTCGAGTATAAACTTTTTTAAGTTCATCTGGTCTATTTTCAACAAAGAAATCATATAGTTCAGTAATAGATACATCTTCAGTAGATGGTTTTAACTGATATTGAGCTTCTTTCGGTTGGTTTTTCCACCAATCAATAGTGCTTTGCTGAACAGATCGACCATATTCTTTAACCTGTTCATCAACATTAAATTTAATCATATGACAATTTTTTAACAGTTCTTCATACAAATATGGTTTACTAATAAATCGAGATTCATCAAATGAAAGCATAGCAAATGAAATTACTACACCTTTAACTGGATCTTGTGATAAGGTTTCAAAATCGTATACAACTGCATTATCCATTATTGGAACTCCACATTAGCCATTAGCTCTGTCATACATGCTACCACATTTAATTCATGGTCAGCAACAAAAGCATGTTTGTATTGATAGTCTGCAAGAATAAGAACAACCTGTGGTACAGAAGCTGGTTTCATATGGTTATTCATACGATCGTAAATTCCACGAAAAATAGCTGAAGCATCGGTGTCAATATTATTAACAACCCAGCTTCTCATTTTCTTAAAATCTTTTTCTTTAATATATTTTAAGAGTAAGTCAATTTCAGTAACAGAAGAACTAGAAGAACCACTACTACTAAAACTACCACCCACTGATCGTCTTTGAAGTTCATTTAAAACTCTCCTCCAATCTGGAGCATGTTTCATAATAATATTAACAAGATCTTTTTGGTCATATGTAATATTTTCTTGTTCAAGAATATTACGAGCATGTTTAAAAAAATCTTTAGCTAATTCGCTTAGATCTTTCTTTGAAGTATTAAATTCATATACACCACATCGAGAATGAAGTGGTTCAATAATACGATTCTTAAAATTACAGGTTAAGATAAACCGACAATTGTTAGAAAACTCTTCAATAAAAGCTCTTAAAGCCGGTTGAGTTGATTGAGCGTTTAAGTAATCAGCTTCATCAACGATGACTACTTTGTAGCCACCCTGTAAAGATAATGATGAAGCAAATTGTTTTATTTTACCACGAAGGGTATCAATGTTACCTTCTTCAGAACCATTCACTAAAATGTAATCTAAGTCAAGAGAATTACATAACGCTTTTGCAACAGTAGTTTTGCCAAGACCAGCACTTCCTGTAAATAACATGTTTGGAAGTTCACCGGTCTTAACAATTTCTAAAAATGTTGATTTTAGTTCAGAAGGTAGGATAGTTCGTTCAATAGTTTGTGGGCGATATTTTTCGACCCACAGAAATTCATTATCAAGATTCATTATATAGTCTATCCTTATTGGAGTTTACTCTTCTTCAGCTTCTTCTTGTTTAAACGATTCGACTACTTGTACTGCTTGAGCACATTGATCACGTAGTTGACCAATTGTGGAAAGCTCTTCGCCTCGAAATCCACCACGCTGAGTAATAGTATCAATAATAGCAATAGAAGATCGAGAGATCTGATTCATTAGATCATAAGATTTTTTGTGGTCGGCCATAGTTTATTGTTCTCCATAAGTTGATGTTTTTTCAAGTGCAATCCAATAATTTATTGAATTAGCTGAGTTAGTAAATTTAGAGATTAGTTTTGATGAAATTTCAACGTCGTAATCTCCGGCTAAAACTTTAATATTAGATATATTAAATACAAGTTTATATATACTCTCGTTAGACTCAACTGGTACTGAAATAGAATAAGTATTTGCTGTTTTATTTTCTACAGTAGTTACAGTTAAACTTGCTAGACCATCACCATCTGGCTCAATAACTAGTTCATTATGGCCAAGTGCTGCAGCAGCTCGTTTAATTCTACCTAGTGTAGTATTATCAAGTGTGAAGCTAATATCATGAGCTGGCATTTTGACGTCTTTGGTAACAGTAGTGAGCATATCAACATCAGCATATCTATATTTAATTTTAGATCTACCGCTTGAATCAGCAATCGATACATATTCTTCATGAAATTCTAGTTGAGGTGAATCAACTAAGTTGAGTACGCCAAGGAATTCACTTAAGTCGTAAATGCCAAAGCCTTTTGGAAAGTTTTCTACAACTTCAGCTTTTGCTAAGAGATTTTTAGCTTCTGCAATTGTCTGTAAAGTATAACCTTCGTTGATAACAATATTCGAATTAATTGCTGAAAAATTCTTAAGAATTTGTAGAGTATTTTCAGTTAGTTCCATCATATATTCTCCATTTTGATATTAGACTATTATATCATATTTTAGTAATAATGTAAACAATTTATTTGACTTTACTAAAATTTTTATCTTTATAAAATTCAAGTTTTTCTTTAAACTTGCCGTCAAGAATTTCTCCTTTATGTGATATTACAAAAACATTAGTATCATCATCAAGTGTATGAAGTATTTTCATTAGATTGTCTACACCATCATGATCAAGAGAGCTATCGAATGTTTCATCAAGTATTAGAAGATTTGTTGCAACTGAGTTTTTCATCTTAGCAATTTGACGCCAAGTAAAGAGAAGTGCCAAATCAATTCGTTGTTTTTCTCCTTCTGAAAATGAATCATATGAGAAGGCATCACGATGACGAGAGCGAATTGTTTCTTGGAAACTTTCATCTAGATTAAAATGAACAAAGAAATCTAGAACCTGAAGATACTGATTAACCAGTTTGTTGATAACAGGAATATATTGTTTGATGACCTTCGTCTTAATTCCAGTATCTTTAAGCATTTCACTCATAACACTATTGTAAGAATGTTGCTCATTTAATTCAAATCTTGATTCCATATATCCTTCCATTTTAGTTCGCATATCAAGTAGATCAGAATTAGCAGTAGAAAGATCACCTTCTCTTGATGTCAGTCTAGAAATATCATTATTATATTCACTAATTTGGTTTTGGTATATTTCTATATTTTGATTATTAGAATGTAATGTTGATTGTTTTTCTCTTATTTCTTCGTGTACTTTTGTCCATTTATCTAAATTTTCTGTTATCTCTTCGGCATGTACCTGTAATTGATCCATCTTCTTTTTAATGTCAACCGCTTCGGTTTTGAGGCTATCAATTTTCCCTTGCTTAAAATTCGGTTCAATCGCCTGTGTACAGGTAGGACAGTTGTCATTCTCTTTGTAAAATTTTGAATTGATAACGATGTTCTTAATGGAAGATGATGCTGTAGCCTTATCTGACAAAATGATCTGTTTTTTATCATTTGCTGTTTTGAGGGCCGTGGAACATTTTTCGGCATACTCTTGAATAAAAGATGAAAGTTCGGAATTAGATAATTGTAGGTCTTTGATGATCTCTTGTACTTCTTTAATTTTTTCTTCTTTATCATTGATCTCATCCGTGTTAATTTGAGTTATATCTCTAATATATTTTTTTTGAGATTCTATTTTATTTTTTACAATGTCCAATTTATAATTTAATTCTTTAAGATTTTCTTTTAATATAGCATTTTTTTCTTTAATAAGAATATTCATTTTTGAAAATATATTAATATCAAGTAAATCTTCAATCACATCTCTTCGATGTTGAGCTGGCAACTGCATGAATGGAATAAATGAACTACTACCAAGAACAACAATTTGATGAAATGATTTATGATTTAATTTAAGAAGATTTTGTTCAAGTATTTTTTGATATTCTTTAGCATGTGATGATTGATTTAATAATTGATCATTACGCCAAATTTCAAATATTCCAGGTTTAATTCCTCGTACAACTTTATATTCATATTTACCAATTGTAAAGTTAACTTCAACAATACAATCTTTATTATTAATAGAGTTTACCAATTGAGGTTTATTAATATTACGATGTGGTTTTCCAAACAATGCAAAAGATAAAGCATCTAGCATAGTTGATTTGCCAGACCCATTATGACCAACAATTAATGTTGAAGATATTTTATTTAAGTTTATTTCTGTCCACTTATTACCAGTTGATAAAAAGTTTTTCCATCTAAGATTTTTAAATACTATCATACTACTTCAAGCGCCTGTGCTTCTGTTAAAAGTTTTCTCATATCAATCTTAATTCTGTCTTTATCTAATTCAGTGTCAACTGATTCAACATAACTATCTAACAATGTTGAAGTATCTTCAAGTGATATACCTTCATCTTCAACATTTTCTCCAATAAACTCTTCAAAGTTTTCGGCAATTTTTAGTTCATGTATCTTCCTATTCTGTATTCTATCAACAAATCGATCAAATGTAAATAGGTCTTGTTTATTTTTTACAACTATTTTTACAAATTTATAATCTAAATGATCTAGTTTCATATCTAAATAATTATAATTCGAATCATCATATATAATTCGCTCATACAAAGTATGAGGATTACGAATGGCTTCAATGTTTCGAGTTTCAGTATCTATGACATGAAAGTACTTGTTATCATGAGCATCATTCCAAAAGAATTCCATTTGTGATCCAAGATACATTACGTTGTCTCGTTGTGATTTTGTATGGAAATGACCTGATAGTACTTTTTCAAATCTATTAAAAATATTATGATCCATACCATGTTGGTTAACAATACCAGCCATCAGATTAAAACCAGATAATTCTAAATGACCGCCTAGCCAATCAGCTTTACAGTTTTTAATAAAGTTCATAGACTCATCATGATTTTCTGGAGTAATCCATGGCAACATTGCAAACTTAAATGAATCATATTCCATTACTGTTGGTTTCATCACAATGTGAATTTCATTCATAAAGTGACCAAGTAGTTCTTTAAGAGAATTCAGATCATTTGTATTTTTATAATAAGTATCATGATTACCTGGCATAATGTCCATAGCAATACCAAGATCTCTCAATCGATTAAGAAAATGTTTTCTATTTGAATTAAGAGCTTTAAAATTAACAAACTTACGATGATCATAGTAATCACCAAGGTGAATTATTTGTTTAATATTATGTTCTTTACAATATGGAAAAAATATTTTGTCATAAAAAGTATTTGCATTATCTAAGAATATGTCTGAGCTATTTCTAATACCACAATGAGTATCATTCAGTACGGCTATTTTCATGCTTTTACGTCCCAATCTGCTTTTTCTTCAAGAGTCCATTGTACTGCTTGATAATAGTCTTTATCTTCGTCGTTCATATGTGCAGCAAATAAACTAACTTTAGCCATTTGATTTAGTAGGTCAGTTTTACCTTCTATTAAATGATCCTGTCCAGGTGATTCCATAATAGCTTGAATAGCATCCATATGAAGCTTAATTCTTTCTTGTATTTTACTCACTCTAAGAAATCCTGTAAGTCTGAGTCAACTGTACGAGCTCTTTTCTTTGGTGTCTTATTAGCTTTAGCAAAAGTTTTAAGCTCGGTATCATATTCTTTTACTTTACTAATTCTATCTTTTAAAGTATCAACAAAGTGCGTAGCTACCTGAGTCGATTCTTCACTACTAGAAGAAGTGATAAACGCTTCAACTCCAGATTGCAACATATACTTTTCTTTAATCTCTTGCTGTTTCTTTTCCTTTGTAATTCTACGAAGAAAAGCAAACCAAATAATTTGAGTAAAATAAGCAAATGCGTTTGGTTTGCCTGAACGAGTTTTAGCATCAATATTATAGTTTTCAACAGCTTTTAGACAATTTTCAACTGCATCCATAACCATTTCTTCACGATAAGTATATCGTATAAAATTAGACTTATGTGAAAGATTTTCAGCAATTTTTAAAAAAGATATAGCAATATCATCAGGAACAATTGGTAAAACATCGTTATTTTCTTTAGCTTCAGAAACAGTTTTTACATAGTTGACTACTGATAATGAGAATTCAGCATTATTTACATAATGTACATTTTTAGTTTTTTTGGGCATAATGTTTATATCTCCACATAATATATTAGTAATTATAAACTATTTTTTGTTGTTTGTAAATAAATTTATTTTTAAAATATTGAAAATAACTGTTTACATACCGCAAAAAATGTGGTATAATAAAGAGTATTCTTTAAAGGGAAGGTAGTATCTAATGAAGTTTATTCTTCGAAATCTTATTAAATGATAAGGTTACTACGTTTTTATTCTGATGATCAGATTCTCCGATAAGATCTAATTGAACTAAATCTTTTTCTCTAATTTCTTCATTTGCCATATCTACTATTCTAGATAGAGCTAATTCATATTGTTTAAGTAATTCAGTATGCGGATTAGACAACGCCATACAATGATACGCATTAATAGTAATTACTTCATCTTTATGTTCAACATATGTCATCCAAGGTTTAAGAACATATAAAGTTGTAGTGTATTGTTCTGTATCATTACTTTGAGCTCTAAACTTATCAATTAATAAACAGTATCTTACAACTAAATCATCTTCAAGTTCTTCTAAAATTTCACAAATAATTTCGTCGCCGTTTACCATTTTGATTTGTTTAACGTTATCTACAATCATTACTCTAAACCTTTATTTTATATATTTTGAAATTAAATTGCTCTCTTTTATATATTTTGATTCTTTCTTCGGAATGTAACAGCGTATAATTTTTCTTCGATTTATGTTGTATATCGTCTGATATATCATATAGTTTAGTAGTTACTCCATTGTCGCTTTTTCTGAGTCCTCGTCCAATGCTTTGGAGGACTTTGATTTGTGATTTTGATGGGCTCGCAAAAATGATATTATGAAGATTACGTATGTTAATCCCTGTACTAAAAGTCCCGAGACTAGCCACGATAATCGCATCTTTTTGTTTCTCCGTTATTTTTCTTATAGCTTCTCTATCAGTAGCTTCAGTTGCACCACTAACAAAGAACACCTTTCTATTTATATCAGCTTTAGATTGTATTAATTCATATAAAATTTTACCATGTTTTTCCACAAATTGAAATAATACTAATGAATTACCTTTTTGATCAAGAGCAAGATTTCTTATAAAATGATTTCGTTTTTCATTTCCAATTATAAAGTTTATTTCTTGTTGGTAAGTACTTCCACTAATTAATTGTCTTACATCATCAGCATGTTCTAATCTTAAAATAAAAATATCAAGAGCAGCTAATGTCTCTTTATCCTGTAATGCTTTAGTTGTAGTAACTTTCATTACCTTTCCAAACAATCCTTCAAGTACTAATTTATGTGTTTGTGTACCATCAAGTGTTCCAGTTGTACCAAATCTATAAACTGTTGTTTTAGCTTTGTTCATAATATTAGATAACGATTTTGATTTGAATCCATGAACCTCATCACCAAATATAACGCCAAATTG